GATTACGTCTCCAATACGATTGCCGTTGTTATATATGTCTTTGCATCCGCAAAAATCGAATTGTTCTGATAGTGTGATCATGATTGACTCCATTGTTGTTTTGTTGTTCTAAGCGTTTTGCTTATACTTATATATTAACAACATAAATATACAATGTCAACATATTTATGCACTTTTTTATAAAAAAGTTTATTCTTCGTCCAAATCAATGATCGGGGGGGCGATCGCTCTTAGATTCTGACTAACTGACTCCGCTTCCTGTAATAGTTGTGTAACGCTCATATTTTCAGGCGTTATAGATATTTGGACTTGTGGATCTTCACGTTGCCCCCATCCTGCACGTTTCTCAAGCCACCATCTTGCACTCGCTACGTCTCCGTCTTTTACGGCACGATGCACGATCCCCATTGCCAGAATATCAGGCCTTGCTTCTGCTTGTCTAAATTCTAAATAAAAATCGTAGTAAATGCCTTTATTCGCCTGCTCGCCTCGCTTAAGCCAGTTCATGAGGGTCATTAAAGTAATCCCTGCATGTTTAGCCGCTAAGGACTTCGAACCGCCCACAGAGATCACTTGTAGTATCTCCCTTTTGGCTTTATCCGTCAGTTTGCTCTTTCTCCCCATTTAGGATCTCCTTATTGCGCTCTGCTTTTGCCCAGTTGACGCGGCCTTGAATAATTGGATAATAGTCGTCTGTCATTTCGCATCCTACGGCATTGAATCCCTCAAGGATTGCGCTCACTGCCGTTGTTCCACTTCCTAGAAATGGATCAAGCACTGTCCCGCCCTTTGGCGTCAATAGGCGACATAGCCAACGCATCAATTTGATCGGCTTAACAGTTGGATGGAAGTTCTTAACATGCTCAGCAGTACGTCCTGCGCCTGCTCTTGGATTGTCGAGGCCTGCCGATCCCTCTTTCCTGTGTGTTGCTTCTGCGCCTGTCTTGCCTGTCAAGTGATCAAGGCCTTGCTCTTTCTCTGATCGTTGTGGCTTTTTGCATTGATAGACGTTTGCAGGCCATCTCCCGATCTCGCTTGAAACAAATATTGTATCGTTCATTGCAGCACTTTGACCGAATCCAACTGTTGACGATTGCCCTTTTGATTTTGATTTATCTTTCAACTCGCTAGTATCCCCAAAATGGCAATCATCCCCATAAGCAAAACGCCCTGCATCTATGTTGATCGCCCCTGTGCCCCATTTCAAGACATTCTCGGCAATGCTTGAGCAGTCAGGATCGATCGGCTTTCTGGCAAGCACTGCAGGCTCTTGTGCAGGCTTTAAGGCAGTGCCCCATCCTTGCCATTGTTGAGATTGAGGACTTGCAGGCTTGTCATATCTAACAGCGCCCTCTCTTTCTCCTTTGTATCCTTTCGATCCGTTTTCGGGTCTATATCCCATTTTGATTTGATGCTCTTGCTTGTACATTCCTACAATCTGCCCTGTTCCTGTTGGCTCTCTCTTTGCCCCCAATTTTTGATCTATCGCCTTTGATATATCCAAACTCTTAGGAAATCCGCTTGTATATATCCAACTGATCATATCTCTGACTTCAAAGCCCGCTTCTGCAATAGCAACGCCCATCGGAAAGACAGTTCGAGATCCTGAAAAGGCGACAAGATGCCCCCCATGTTTTAACACTCGCAGGCACTCGCTCCAAAGTTCGACAGAATAGGCGATCCCAGTGCTATCCCACGATTTGCCCATGAATCCGAGTTCATAGGGCGGATCGGTCACGATTGCATCAATGCTATTATCTGGCAATTCTTTCAACTTGTCGAGGCAATTGCCCTTAAGCAATGTGAAGTCTAGATCGCTGTCTATTTCGTCAAATCCCTGATCCTCTGGCGTTTCTCCATTTCCAAAAGGATCAGAATCATCATCAAGATCAGCAAGTAGATCGTCAAGTTCCTCATCATCAAAGCCCAGTATTTCAAGATCCTCACCTTTTTCCCTCAATCCAGTCAGTAAGTCAGACAGTTGATCCGTATTCCAGTCTGCTTTTTCTCCCAGTTTATTATCTGCAATCATGAGCAATTCCGCATCCACAGGCGACAGATCGACATATACAACAGGCACAGTCTCAAGGCCGATCTGCTTTGCTGCTTTCCATCTTGTATGCCCCGCTAGAATCGTGTGATCCTTGTTGGCTACAATAGGGCTAGTAAATCCGAATCGTTTGATACTATTGGCTATTGCTGTAACTGCGTGATCGTTGTATCGTGGATTCTTAGCATGCGGATGCAGTTTGTTGATCCGTACAAACTCGCCTACTTTGTTGGAATCTGTCGTGCTTTTGTCTGTCACTTGTTGGCCTCTCTGTGTTCTTTGTCGATTGCATCCCTGACGATCCTTGACTTTGATTTGCCTGTCTTGTTGTGCAGGTCGTCGAGTTGCTTGATTGATTTCTGATTCATAGATATGCAGATCGCCTTGTGCTTTGTACCATGACAATCACAGGGATCACACTCGCAGCAAGGGCAGATCATCATTTGCCCCTGATGAGATACATGCGATCAGCAATGTGCTTGTTGATTATTTTCTTTGCATACTCTTCAGGCGTGTCGTCGTTGATCACTTCTGCAATAATCTCAAGCTGTTGCATCTGTACTGGGCTTAACTTAATGCACACAGTACAATCAGAGGCATGCGGGGGCGTTGTTGCGGATTCTGTGGCTTTGTGCGTTGTGTCTCTGTCTGACTTGCTGATCTCTTTTGTTTTGCGTCTAGGGGGCATCTGTATCTCCAATAAAAAAGGGGAATCATTGCGATCCCCCTTGATTATATAGCATTATATAGCATTTGGCTACTTAGGGCTAAAATCGCCCATTTGACGCATTACGCGATCCGTCGTGCTTTCCTGTTGAAGTTCACTTCTTAGACGTCTTAATTTGCCGTGTTTTCGCTGCGCAGTAAGGTTTTGATGCGGTACTTGTGCGCTAAGATCTGCAGGCATGTCAAAGCCGTATAAATTAGCACTCATTGCGCCAAAGGGAGATCTCCAAAAAGGATGCTCCCAGATAGGATATAGGCGATCAGAATCCTCACCATTTTCATCAATGCCGTATCTGACATATCCCTGCGCTATGATATTATCCCAGTGGTAATTTGTTTGCTCTCTTGCCTGCAACTTGCGCCCCTGCTCATTGCACCAACGACTAACAGCAATCTGTGCATTTGGATCCCATTGCTGCATTTTGATCATGACATCCTCATAACTGGCCCCGCTCATTTGACGGCCTAAAGCGCAATCGCAATGCCCCCCTGCAGTAATCTCGCCAATGCGCCCAATATCAGGACGGAATCCATAATAAAAGATATGACGATAGCCGCCCGCTTTTCCAATGTCATCAGTACGACAGGATCGGCAAAAGGTTTGATCCAGAGGCACAGAAAGCCAGTGCTGCTTGAATCCCTGACAGGCCTTGACGTAGTCCAAGACATTTGCGATCGAGGGTGCGAATTTCGATTTGTTCGTGATGCGCATTTGATCAGATCCTAGATATTGCCACAATGCACGACGCAAAAAGACTTCTGGGATATTGTTTAATTTGCCCTTGTAGATCGTATGCTGTGACTTGATCCAGAAAGTATTTTTCTCGAAGTGATCTGCCAAGTGTGACAGAAAGCCGAAGATGATTTGTTGACGCTCGCCTTTGACGTATTCAGGAAAGTTCATTTGTTGCTCCGTTGTTGTTTTGCAATGGCTAAAAGTCGCCTTGCTGTAGTATATGAAAGATTGTTTTGTTGTGCGTATTGTTTAAGATTGATTTTTCGTGTTGTCAATAGTTGCGCGTATAGTTGGCAATAGTGATGGACATTGATCGGCCCCTCATCAATCAGATCAATGGGGATCTTGATATATAGATTCATTTTACTCTCTGGGCATGATACAAGATGCATCTATTGAAAGTACAGAAGTACACGACAACAGAAAATATAAATTTTCCGCATTCGCTTAACACGTACCATCTTTCAGACTGGAAAGATTGATCCTGATTCTGTGGGATGCTGCAATACATAGACATGAATCTCTCAAAGGAGATCGGGCGGCTGCTAAAGTTTTGAGGTTCGATTGTGTGCATGATATGCTCCGTTGTTGTAATGTGGGGGATTGCTCCCCCTGTTGTTGTTTATTTGGCTGCAGCGGCTTGCTCTTCGATCGGTGCGACTTGCTCCGCATTGAATACAGTATAGTAGCGAGGCACTAACTTTTCTTTCTGCTCTTTCTTACAGATGATCTTCACCATCTTAGTAATTCGCGTGCCCTTTTGGCCTCGTTGCACTTGCAGGCCCTCGCCTTGCCATTGCTTATATGTTGCCCATTCATTAGACTGAAAGCCCGCTGCGATTAGTTCTGTGACGTTGCCGCCTGTGTATGCTTTGCCAGTTGTTGCGTTGATTTGTTCAATCATGATTTGCTCCGTTGTTTTGTTGTTGTTTTGTTGTATACATATTTATAACATTGCCGATCGGGTATCGTCAACATATTTACAAAGTTTTTTTGAAAATAGATAGACAGATAGACAGATAAAGATTCTACGATCCTGCAATATTCCAGATTCTAGAATGTGGATCGCATATATTTTTCTTTATAATTTGGAGCCTCTCACTTTCTTACTGTCTGTCTAACTGGCTAAAATTATAATTATATTTATGATTATTATTATTATGCGTCGATATCTCCCTGTAATCATTGCAGTTTTTTCGATTAGTTGTTGGCTAAGTGTTGGCTAAGTGTTGGCTAATTTAGGGCAAAGTGTTGGCTAAAAAATAAAAGTGCAATGATTACAGGCATTTATCAACGCAAAAGTGTTGGCAAAGTGTTGGCTAAGTGTTGGCTAAGTGTTGATTGATTTAGGGGGCGTTTTTTGTTGCGTATCCGCTATAATATGGCTACAATGCAAGCAATCGAATTAACGGAGATCATACAATGTCAGATCCTCGAATCTATACAGGGCAGTTATTGCTCAGTTGGATCCATGAACATTGCAAAACAGTCAGATCCTTTTGTGATGATATTGGATTTCCTGAATCCACAGTGCGCAATTGGTACAATAACGACGTGCCGATCCCTATTGAGAAAATGGCCATCATTGGCGAATACTTCTCAGAGATCACAGGGGAGCCGCCCCACGTCTTTGTTATGCGTCTAGTGATGCACAATCGCCACGTCGTCGAAGTTGTAAAGGTATGGCAAAAGAAAAAGAATCACAAAGGTCGCGGCAATCACGGAGCAAGATCATGAAATACATAGTCATAGACACAGAAACAACAGGCCTAAAGCCAGATATCCACGAAATGATCAGTCTAGGGGCGATCGTGATGATTGACGACGTAATCACAGAGCGATTTGAAGTCAAAGTCAAGCCCAGACGATTAGAACATGCCGATCCAAGAGCAATGCAAGTCAACGGCTATGACGAATACAAGTGGAGAAAGGCGATTGATCATCAGTTGGCAGCCTCGTTGATTCATGCGTTCTTTTTACGGCATCAAGACGGGATCTTAGTAGGGCACAACGTCCAATTTGATGTCAAGTTCGTAAAGGCCTTTTGTGGGCAGTTCGATCACAATGTCATGATCAGCACTCCATATTTAGACACAAGAGACATTTGCAGGGGAGTATTGGCCCCTTTTGGCTGTTCTAGCATGTCACTCGATAATATCTGTGCATTTCTAGGATGGGAGCGCAGGAAAGCACACACAGCAATGTCAGACTGTGAAGATTGTATCAAGATCCTGCGTTGCATGTGCCCCCCCTCCCCTCGCTTTATTCTGAGACTTCACACAATGAAAACGATTAGATCAATCAAAGGGCTATTATCATGAGCAGCATCAACAGAGTTACAAGCCGATCGAGCGTGTCGAGTATTGGCAGCACTTACAATCTAGGCAAGCGGATCGACATTGATATGAATATGTTTCCACCCTCGCAGCATTTCGAGGGATATCTGTCTCTTATCGTGTTGCAGTGTTCGAATATCAACGCATCAACGAAGATCACAATGCGCCTTTGTAGAGATCAGGAGGGCGATCAGATGATCATCACAGATACACAAAGCGACATATATACAGGCATCACGACAACGACAAAAGGGAGCGCAATCTTTGCCCTTAATGCCTTTGTCAAAGTAGGACATGCAGGAGATCTCTATGTATTTCTCAAAACAGATACAGGCACGTTTGATCTGGACTTCGTCGAAATGACGTATCAAGGGGATCGATAATGTCAGTTGTTAGAATTATAGGCGATACAGGCGGCACAACGCCAAGCGGGGGCGGGGGATCGACGACATTGACAACAGAGAATCTAAGCAGTCAAGTCAACGGTTCAAATATCAATTTCTCAACGTCTAGCGACTTCGTCGAGGATAGTGTGCAAGTCTATTACAATGGGATCCTGCAGATTCAAGGCGACGACTATACAGAGGACACAGATCAAAGGGGCGTCACGTTTGCCCTTGCTCCTGAGACTGGCAGCAAGGTTGTTGTTATCTATTCAGAGGCCGCCTAAATAAAAGAATCCCCCGTACAGAGGATGCACGAGGGATTCAAGAGAGAGAAATCAATCAAGTAATCAAGGATTAGTTATTGATGAATCCTCGAATAGTAACGCGATCGCCATTGGCCAAATTGGATCCAAAGACGATGCGAGCAACGCCATTGGTGCCCCCGTTGTCGATCTTGTAGTTGTCTTGAGCATCTGGCGTGCTTTTGTATTCCATGACCAGACCGTTCACAGTTACGACGAACATTTCAACGAAGTTGAGATCAAGAGCAGATTGCATTTCAAAGGTAGCACTTGAGCCATCTGCATCAAATCCCGCAAAGAAAGCAGCAAAGTTCAATTTCTCAGTAGCGATCGAGGCATCGGAAATTTTTGCACCTGTGACACAATCCGCTGCAAGTTCGTTGGTATCAATTCCACCTGTTGCAACTTTGATCCCAGATGCTCCGACGGCTAAAGTAGATCCGTCAAGATCGATCGTTAAGTCAGATACAGCAGCAGAGCCGTTATAACTTGTCATTGAGATCCCATTGCCTGCACTCAATGAATTTAAGTTACTACCCAATGAAACGCCTGAGATCGTAGAGTTTGCAAGTTTTGCATTAGTGACTCCGCCATCTTTGATCTGCAATGAGTTTGATGCAATCTCGATCGTAGAATCATCAGTGATCACAAGTAAATCATTATTTGTCACGTCAAGGCCGATCGCACCTGCAGCATTTACAACATTGCTATTCAAATGCTCACGTTGCACGGCTGCATCAGCAATTTTGCTTTGATCAATTGCATCGCCTGCAATCTTTGCGGCTGTTACGCCTGCATCTGCAATGCTCAATCCGTCAACGCCTAATGCAAGGCTTGCACCGTCAAGATCGATCGTCAAGTCACTAACAGCAGCAGAGCCGTTGTAACTTGTCATTGAGATCCCGTTGCCTGCGCTCAAAGAGTTAAGATTTGCACCCAATGCAACGCCTGAGATCGTGCTGTTTGCCAATTTGGCATTTGCGATCGATCCTGCAAGCATGTCATTAGTGATCCCGCCTGCTTTGACTTGCAACGAATCAGAAGAAATCTCGATCGATGAATCGTCAACATTGACTGAGAAAGTCG